ACTAAGACAAATCCAACAGGTGCTTTTGTAGGAGATGCTGATGCACAAACTCTTACTAACAAACGTATTGATCCTAGAGTAGCTTCGACTACTTCATCTTCAACACCTACGCCAAACGTATCAACTGACGAAGCTACGCCAGTTACATTACCAATTGGATCTGTGCTCCAAGATAAATTACCTGAAGCATCAGTTAACAATGCAGTATTTGGTGTGGTACCATTATCTGCTGGAAAAGTAAGTGTATAAGATGTAGTTAAAGAACCAGTTGCGGGAGTTTGAAATCCTATAAACTGAGTAGCATCTGAATCATATAAACGTAAAGTACCATCAATATAATCCATTCTCGAAGTACCAGAAGTAATTCTAACTTGAACGTTATCGACAGATACTGATTGAGTAGTATCCTTACTATAAATAACAGCAGAGTTTGCAAGATCATTTAAAATAAATCCTGTAGCGCCCCCATTATAATTAAACTGCATGAAATCACTTGTAGCTAACGTGCCTGTAAGACCTCCAGAACCATTATTACTAAATGTTCCAGAAACTAGTTGTGACAAGTTAACGTTTCCAGTCATTGCGCTATCAGTATAAGCAATAGTTTTTCTAGTTGGTCCTGTAGTTTGAGTAATGAATAAGTTCGTACCATCCCATTCTACTGCTCCAGCTTCAGGAGTTGTCATATTAACGCCAGAAGTAAACTTAAGAGGCGCAGTAGTTGCTCCTGTAGTTCCAGCTCCTAAGTGTAATTTAGCTGTAGGTGAAGTTTGCATTACCCCCATTGCTACACCGCTCAAAGTGATGTTAGTAGTAGTCATTGAAGATGGATTAGATCCTAACCCCATAAAGAGTTTATCAGACCCATCATTATCTACACCTATAATATAACCTACTTCAGCAGTAGACAATTGAAGAAAAGGATCACCACCACCAGCAGATGTAGTTGCTGAAATTCTAGCATTAGCTGAACCTGTAGTATTAAGGTTATTAATAGACAGATTCACATTTCCTGTGGCATTTACATTGGAACGTAATGCGGCAAAGGCACCAGTTACGGCTCCTGCAGGACTAGCATCATAACCATTACCAGTACCACCTATAGTTACACCATAAGAAGTATTACCAGCAATGTTTAATTGTTTAGAAGTAGTGTTGAAAAAGAAATTGGTAGCGTCTGAGCTAAATGCTCCAGAACCTCCAGAGATTTGTACTGCCCCAGCTATACCAGAAGAACTACCTCCTCCAGCAACAGCTTGGAAAGTAGGGGCAGCACCTACTCCATTAGAAGTAAGTACGTGCCCTGAAGTTCCGACAGCTACCGTTGCAGGAAAACCTGAGGCATCCCATGTTATTAATTCTCCATCTACACCATTGGCAAATTGAGCAATTTTAATTCGTGTAACTGCCATATTTTTATACTATTTTATAAACTAATAAAGACTCATCAGTTGTTAGAGCAGAAGCCAGAGTAAGTACTCCAGTTGCAGATACTAATGTGTAATCTCTTGAAACTGTACCAGATCTTGAAAGTGTAACACCATTTCTAACTACAAATGTTTTATCTAAGTCAGCAGGTACAGTGAACGTAATGTTAGTACCGTCTACATCTGTAACAGCAGTACCAGAATCTAAATCAATTACAGAACTGGTTGAACCAGTCAAGTAAGCTCTAGTTATAGTTCCACCTGCTGCAGCAGCCCAAGTAGCCGTAGTACCGTTTGAAGTTAATACTGTACCACTGCCGCCAATTGTTAAATTAGTGAATGCAGAAGTAGATGAACCTACATAAATACCACCTATAGTTGTAGCAGTTAGCCCACTACCTCCATTGGCTACTGCAATTGTAGTACCATTCCATGTACCAGAGGTAATAGTACCTAAAGTAGTGATGGTTGCTTGACCTACATAAGCAGAAGAAATATCAATAGTTGGATCACCAGCAACACCAGCAGCATTTGCAGTAATAGAAATTCTATTAGTAGTACCTTGTAGAGTACGTTGTGCCCAAGTATCAGACCCTGTTCTAACAGCAAAACCTGTAGAAGACAGACCTTCAAGTGCAGCTAAGTCATTAGCTAGTGCAACAGTACTAGTTGTAGCACCAGTTTGAGCTGTACCAGAATTGGTAATTGTAATACCAGCAGCAGGTTGAGTAACAGTAACAGAAGCTACTGCACCACTAGTTTGAATCTGAGTAAATGTAATTGGGTCAGTTCCTAGAGTAGTTACTTCAGATACAGTGATCCAAAGAGTTCCACCTTGTGAACCATCTTCAACTGCAACATATACACCATCAATCTCAGCTGCAGAATCCATCCAAGTTGCTCTTGTAGGAGCGCCAGATGCATTAACTGTGTAAACACCATTTTCAGCAGTGGCAGTTTGATTTTTAAGTAAGATTAAGTTGCCTGTAGCAAGAGTTACAGTATCTACTACTTGACCATTAGCAAAAGCTGTAGCTAAAGTACCATTTGCTGTAGTAGCAACTCTTACAGATCCTTTACGAATACCAGCAAGTGCTGTATTAATAGAGTTAGTAACGTATGTTACGTTAGTAAGATCATTGCCAGCAACAGGAGTACCTGCAAACTGAGGAGCATTACTAAATGTAGTTGTGGCTGAAAAAGTTTGCGTACCATTTAATAGAGCAATATTAGCTGTGTTAGATAAATCAGTAGAAGCAAGAGTTCCCCAAATTGGAGCTACGCCTACACCATTAGATTTAAGAACTGAACCTACAGCAACAGCTGCATATTTAACCCAGGTATTAGAAGCTGCACCAACTAACAAGTCACCAACTGTTGTAGTAGATTGACCCGTACCACCATTTGCAGATGGTAAAGTTCCAGCTGTATCAGCAGATAAGTTTACAGCACCCCAAGTAGGTTCTCCACCTGCATTACCGTGAAGTACTTGAACACCTGTACCTAAGCCAGCAGCTAAAGATGTTGGAGTTGCACCAGCACCACCACCTAATATAATTACATTATCTGTAAGTAAACCTGAAGAGGCTAACGTACCTGTTGCGGTATAACCTAGAATACCTCCGGAAGTACCAGATGCTAAATTGGTACCTCCATTAGCTACTGGTAATACGCCTGAAACTGCAGAGGTTAAGTTAACTGCTCCAGCAGTAGCTAGTGTATTTAGGAACGTAGCAACAGTAACATTCGTGCGAGAGTTTCCCGCATCATCCGCCGCTGTAAGACCGGTTCCTATAAAGTTAATTTTTGTTCTGGCCGTAAGCGCAGAACCTTCATCCTGTACTTCAGCTAATCCACCAGCACCTGCCGTAGAGTTTAGAGTGGTGCCTGTAATAGATAGGTTTGTTCCTAAAGTTAAAAATGCTCCCGCCGCGGCAGAGTCATCGTAAAATGGAATTCTATCAGCTCCTGTTGTAGGCGTTAGTATAGATAAGATGTTTGAACCATCATATGCTACAAAAGACCCCGGCACTGTAGAATTCTCAAGTTGTTTGAGTTTAGTTTTTGTAATTGCCATTATATATAATAGACTATAGTAATTTTATCTGTGGATACCAAGGCAGTAACAAAAGTTACGCTAAGGCCGGAGATGGTGAAATCATCAGTAGTTACCTGATAAATGCCGTTTCTGTATAAGTTAATTGGTGCGTAAGATACCGGAAGAGTTGCTAAAGTCAATGTGGCCCCCGTAATTCCGCTTTGTGTTTCTGTGATTATAGAAGTGGAAACATAGGATGTTCCATTGTGTACTAGTATATCTCCTAGAGATCCTGAAGGTAAGGAAGCTGCCCCTGTTGGAACCCACGAAGGGATCCCTGCTGTTAAGGTCAAAACATCCCCGTCAGTTGCGATAGGAAGAATTTGCAGATTACCAGAACTATCGCGATAAAAAATATCCCCCGTAGCATTAGTTCCAGGAAGATCAAATCTTATTTTTCCCGTCGCTCGTATTGCTGTTTGCCCCGCAGCGTCTATTACTAAAGCCCTGAAATCTGCTGCTGCAGTGAGAGTCGGTTCTATCCATATACCGCGGGTTATACCTGTATGGACGCTTTGATTTATTGCCGGGGCAACGTGTAGATCAGTGTAATTATTGGTTCCTGCTATGGTAGGGGCAAATGTTCCACTTGTTCTAGCATTAAACTGATGTTGTATGGCACTGTTGCGCGTAGCAAAAGAAGTAAGAGAAGGTTTAGTAGTTGTTAATCCTCCTGATTCAATTTTAACAGTTTCATCAGAATACAAATACATATCACCACCAAAAACAGAGATTGGAAAAGTTCCTCCAGTTCCAAGATTTATAGCATCAGGATGTATAAACACTTCTCCTAAAGCACCCAGAGTAATTGCTCCGTTATCCGCAATTTTTATTACGTCTGTATTCGCAGAATTTTGATGAATATACCCAAAAGTAGATTGAGTAGTGCCGGTACCTCTAGAAGTTATACGGGAAATAGAAACTGGTATTGGTGATCCTACTGTTAAATAATTACCGTCAAACATCAATTTTGGATCGGTAATTAAGGTAGTAGCATCTTGTCAGTAAGGAATTCTATTTGCTACCCCTACTCCGCTTACGCTACTAGCAGCTGCACTTATAGTTAGAGTATTAGCAACATCATTATAGGTAAGTGTAACATTAGCTCCAGCTACCAGCAGGGCAGCAACTCTATCATCAATTATTTCATTGGTAAGCGTATTTCCATCTATGGTGACGGTTCCTGCTAGATCATCGTACGTAACAGTTATACCTGAACCCGCAACTATGGCGGAACCGAGTATATCCTGGACATCTTCCGAAAAAGAAACAATTTGTGAAGATAAGATAGAAATAGGTACATCTACTGCATCCGTTAAGCGGCCGTAACCATCTACTGTAAAGGTAGGTACTGTGGCGGCGTCTCCGTAAGTGTCCGCTGTAACTGCAGTACCCACCAAATCAATAGTGGGATGCCCGCCAATACCTGAACCATCGATAACACCAATATTTAGTGGGGTACCCATAATAGTACGAGTAGTCCATGTATTGGTCGCGGTTCTTGTAGCTAATCCAAGGGTAGAAATATTCTCTACTCCTAAAAGATCATTATTAAGTGTGAACACTAAGGTTCCTGCTCCTGTTATTGGGGATCCTGAAATAGTAAATCCTGAAGTTGGGGCTGATGCTGCAACAGAAGTTACGGTACCCGTACTTGTGGAATTTATAGTTAATGTATTAGCGGTGTCATCATACACCACAGATACGCCAGTTCCAGAAACAAGTAGGGAAGCTACAGTATCTCCTATAGTTTCTGTTAAATTAGTTATGGCACCAGCAGAAATTGCTATAGGAGTATTTATAGCGGAGGTTAGTCTTCCTTGCGCGTCCACGGTGAATGCTCCCACATTGGTTGCATTCCCGTATGTTCCTGGAGTGACTGCCGTATCCGCTAAATTTAATGTTCTATCGGAAACAATTGTTCCACCTCCAGTTAATCCGGTTCCTGCTAATACGGATACTAAAGAGTGGTCTATATGTTTATTGGCAACTCAATTTAATAACGAGTCATGATCTACTCCACCGGGGATTACCACAGCGGAAATATTGGGGGTAGCGTCGTCGTACGTAAAATTAATCGTAGAAGTATCTAGTAAAATAGAACCCACGGCATCTTGGGCAGCTTCGCTAGACGCGGAGCCACCCATCCCCAGTTCCTCTATAACTAAAGCTATAGATTTATAGAGATTTATAGAGTTATTATATAATACTAAACCTTGAGAAGCTGGACCGTAATTATTTTTCTTCCTAATATTAATAGGAATGTCTAATTCTTTGATTTTCTCAATAGTTACATTTGACATTTGGTCTTGTTTAAGTCAATATGGTAAATATTAAATTTACCTCAAAAATTTACTTCACTATACTAACTTTAAAAGTTCCTGAAGCGGGGTCCAAAGATCCCGCAGTATTGTTACAGTAGCGCACGGTTACAGTATTTGCGGCGGATACCCAAGCAGAGTAACTACCTCCAGCAGGCATTGATACGTGCGGTATTCCTAGCGAAACAATATCACCTAAAACTGCTCCAGTAAGAGTTACTGTAAGATCAGTACAAGCCAAAGTAGCAGTTGAACCGAAGTTGAGGGTAGCGGTAGCTTCTAGGTTATTAGCAGCAATCAAAGCATTAATTTCTTTCTCAAGATTTACTAGAGGTACTCCTGTTTGAAGAAACAGATTTTTTGGTAGGGTTAAGTTAAAATTTCTCATTTTAGTTTATGAATAAAAAAAATGGGGAAAACAGGACAATTCCCATTCTCCCCATGTCGGTTTTGATTAGATGCTTGTGATAACCGCGTTACCACTAGATGTAAGCCAGGAGTTCAAGGCTGTATCAAATAGGGCGATAGCTGGGTTAGTTGTTGTTCCCGTAGAATACCTTGGAATCAAAATGATTTCGCGGTAAGGAGAGAAGGAAACGCCCCCTACAGAAATTTGCTCCGAACGACCGTGGTTGATGTTGTACACGTGATAAGAAACTCCATCAACTACAGGAGATGGGAAGTTTATGTACGGATCTTCGGTGTGCAGCTGCGTAATTTTACGTTGACCCGCAGTTCTTTGGTAAAGAATTTCCAATGGACGAGAGTAACCTTGACCTTCGTCAGCACGAACATCTTCACGTAGAGTTACAGTGGAGAAGTTAAATCCGGAATTCATTCCTGGACGCAGACGAGTCTTTTTCTCTGGAATACGATCTTCGTAGGCAAGCGTACGATCCGTTCCTATTAAAAATAGACCAGTAGCAGTACCTCCGGTAGTAGTACCGGCTTCAGAAAGAACGATCTTAAACAGGTGGGTAAAGCCAGAAGCAACACCTGCGGCTGTGATTGAAGCTAGCATTTCAGCATCAATTACAATAGTGCGGTCAATACCATTATAGGTAAATACGGCAAAAGAATCGCCAGCAGCGATACCAGAAATTGCGGTACCAGCAGCAGCACCACCTGGACCAGAAAGAGCCAAACCAACGGCAATAGCAATTACTGGATCAGAACCTCTGAATTTATTAGAGAGTTGGAAGGTGCTAGAATTTTTGTTAATTTCATAACCCGTTTTAGTTACGATCCAATCGATTGGCACTGGATAAGTAGTTGCCAAATCAGTAAAGTTTGGAGTAGTAATGCTAACTTTAAGATTAGCATTTTGGCGAGTGCCATTAGCCATCTCATCTAGATTACGAGAGTTGTAGGCAATGTACAAACGATATTCTGTTTCGTCCAAAACATTGATGTTACCAACGGTAGCAGAAGAAATTACTCCTAGAGTCCAAATGTTATTTGCAGCTAGGCGAAAAGCTTGCTTAGTCACAAATATTTTAGAATTTACACCATCTAGATCGTTAGACTTCTCGAAAGGACGAACCCAAAGAGGGTAGGTAGCAGGAGCAGTTCCAACATTACCAGAAGCCGAAGTGCCCTGATAGATAGCGATTTTCGGAGATTCGGTAATTGTAGGAGTTGCGTCCATAAAAGAAAGAGGCGCAATAGTTCCGAAAGAAGATTGTGAGATGAAGCCTAGTTGTCCTTCCGTAAGGTTTACGTTTCCAGTAGAAGAATTGGAAAGTGTACCTGTAACAGGGATAGTACTAGCACCTTGCTTAGCTACGATAAAAGTCTCCGTAGCGCGTTTTACATTTTGATTCATTATTTTCTTATTCGTGTATTAAGAGTTTTTGGCTCTTAAGTTGTATGTATTCCGGAGATTGTGCCGATAATCCTGCTAGTAAGCAAGCAATATCAACTATCTCTGAATGTGTTTGGTTTGGTGTTTGCAATGTTTGTTCTGGGTATATATTACCATCTATGTACTGATAATTACCACTTGACACTCTAGCGGGGTATCGTATATATTCTACGTACACAGTATTAATAGTATAATTAGAATATATGTATATAGCTTCGTCATTTGAATTCGAGGCTCTCCCTATATTAAAAGGAATAAATTCTTCTCCGGCTTCGTTAAAGGGATCTTGCAAAGATAACCTATAATCATCGTGTTGCATATACTTTAGCGGAACTGATTTAACGCAACCTTCAGAGAAAGTTACGTCCGCCCAAGCAGATACTAAAAAAAGATATGGAAACGAAAGAGACGCGAAAGAGAGTTCATAAACACCATCAGATGGTTTAGTCGGAGAAATTCCTACTTGCGTAGGAAATTTAACTAGCAAAGAACCTAAGTCATCTATTCGTTTTTCCGATTGTTCGAATCCTTTTTGTTTCGCATTAGAACTTGCCGACATGCGTTGTTTTACGAAAATCAATTGAGCTTCATTTAAAAGCCAGTCGATTTGCGCGATATTAAAATCCGGCGCATTAAGAGAGTCAATTCGATCGAAAGCTAATTTAAAAGCGTAATGACACTCTTTTATACTTGCCATGTCTATAGATTTTGTTTATCTAAAATATTTTGTTTGATTTCAAGTACTTCCTCACTCTTTTTAGGATTAAGAATGAAATCTACTGCTTCCGAATATCTATTACCCATAGTTACTGGCGTTCCCTTAGGATTTAACCAAGTCCAAATATCTTGTTTAGACATAACTACGTTATAATCTTCGGCATTCTTGAGGAGGAACATAGCTTCAAACTTCTCTCTGTTTGGGGCAGTCTTTAGCATAGTAACATAATTTTGAAACTTAGCTATGTTTGACCCTGCAGTATAAGCAGAAGATTCTATGTACTCCACTAGAATATTGTGAAGTTGTTGCTCGGAAAGTTTAGATTTAGTAGAAGTTAAACCAAGTAGAGATACTATCTTTCGCTTTATAGCTTCTGTTAAATCATTAGAATGTAACGCCGCATAAGCCTTGCTCTTCTGCTGAGAACGAGTGTACTTAAGTTCTTCGGATTCGTTTTCTAATGCTATAAAGTGCGTAGCCTTAGGTCACTTATGTTCTCGCCATTCTTTTTCAGAATTAGCTACCTTTGAGGAAGCAAGAAAAACATAATATCCTAATTCATCATCCATTTGGTCTAAATCCAGAACTGTAGTTCCGTCTTGTAGTTTCCAAGATGTTTGGTAGTAGTACCCCAATGTTCCTGGATCTCCTTTAAAATGTCTGGAAACCGCCTCATTAGAAAAATATCCTGCGGGCTTATTCCATTTGGTTTCTAGGTATTCCTGCAAAAGCATAGGCTGTCCCTTCTCATTTAAAGTAGGCTGTCCTGTCTTAGGATCAATGTGGTGATTATAAGATATATAATTTGCTAAGCCTCCCACTTTAGGAGAATATAAACATGCTACTCGGTCAAAACTTCGACCTATTTTTGTTTTTTTAATCTTTATTCCGGAGGAATCACTTACCCAATCCGAAATTCCAGAAGCTGTTTGCCTAGGAATAGATTGGACGAAAATCAATTTGCTCATTTTTTACTTCTTTTTGTTAATGAAGACTTCTAAGATGTGACTTAGAAAATTTTTAGTGAAATAATTTGGATGTAATGGTTGCTATAGCTGCTGTACATATATTTATTAGTAAAATAGGCATTGTCACAGAAGACAACAATGCTACGTATATTTGTACTGAAGCAAGAGAGGCTAAAGCTCCTCGCAAAGAAAAATAAGCTACTTTGCTTTTCTTCTTTAGCGAGGATTTAGTAAACTTCTCTTGTAAAACATGCACAATACCTATAACACTAATCCCTGTTATCAACAGATTTGCCATCGATAGGGGCTCTATCAGAGTTATATTTTGCATCTACCTTTAAATATTTGTTTAATCACCCTGGAGCATGCAGCATAAACGCGTCAATTATCTTCATAGAGATCAGACCTAAAACAAAGCCTAACCCCGATGAAAATTTTTCAGGCATTCCTACCAAATGTTCTACCATAGGTTGTAAGTAAGCGGCTGTGGAGGCGCCCGCCGCTATAAGCACGGAGGCTCTTTGAAAGGATATTTTCTCTTCGTAAGTTAAAGAGACAATACCCCCAACCAGTCCTGCCACTAATACAGACAGCTTAATACCGAGTTGCTGTTCTATATTCATATTTTAATTAGGCCTCCATTGAAAGAATCAATTCTCCGCCTCTAGTAGCATCGCGCATAACTAGACCAAAGGTTCCTTGGATAGCAGTATCATAACCAGCTTTTAGTTCACCGAATACGCCGTTATTTTTAATAGGGCCAGAAGGAGAAAGCATACCTGGTTTGTAACCGTAGAAGAAACTATCTTTCTTTTTAAGGAGTTCAATATTCTTTGCGATACCTGCACCACCGAAATCAAGGAATGTCATACGAGCAGAGTCGATAGGCATATCTGGATATTGTGGGTGGAACGTTTTGCAGTATTGAATTGAATCGTACATTGGATTCAACATCAACTTAACATTGATACCACTTGGGCCACGATATTCGCGGAATTCTGCGCCGTAAGCAAGCCAAGGAGTAGATGTTTTAGATGCGATAGAACTGATGTAGTGAGAATCTACAGTCAAGAAGCCATTAGCTACGTTAGCCAATGCTTGGTGAAACAAAATAGATCCTAGTGTTCCAGTCATCAAAACAATCTCACGGTTAGTCTCATCCGTACGGGAGAAGAATACCGACATCAAGAAATCTTGAAGAAGTGTTACTGTAAGTGGACCGCTGAAAGTTTGAGTAAAACCATCTTTCATTTGCTCACGAAGACCATGTCCTGTGATAATAGGATACTTATCTGGTCCTGCAGTAGTAGATTTTTTTCCGTAAACAGAAGCCCATTCGATAGTACGATAAAATTCGTCTACCATCTTAGACTCGGCATAAGGAATAAAGTTGTTTACCTCAGCAGTAGAGCCAGAAGCGTTAGTGTACGCAAATTTGATACCCAAACGACCGCCATCGCGCCAAGCTTGATCGGTTACGTGGAGAGATTGACCAAAAGAACCGAGTTGTGCTTCGAGCAAGAATACATTTGGGTAGGATTGAGTTCCGAACCATTGATTGTATTCACGTGGAATAGCAGTAGATACTTTAGATCAAACTGCACCAGCAGCAAGATCAGAAGGAAGGATGTACAAACCAGGATTATCAGTAACGAGTTTCATTACATATACAAAACCAGTACCATCTGGGATTGCACCTTCTACGATTTGACAAGGCAAATCATTATCGGCACCAGTAAGAATATCTGGGAAGTGGTAATAATCTAGATCCAATTTAATACGGAAGGTAGTTCCGTTCAAACCTGGTGTAGTGTTAGAAGTTTCGACGAGTTCAACTACGCGAGCATCACGATCTTCCGCACCATGTAGGTACCAACGAACGCGATCGGATTCGATCTCTGTTCCTCCATTGGTGGACATGCCTACCAAATTAAGAAGAGGTTTAAGATTCATGAAACGACTCTGGGAAGAGTATGTCTGCATCATCATACCTTGAAGGTAAGAAGGTTTACCGGTTTCGTAAGAAGCAGCTAGGTAATCCGAATCGATGAAGTTACCACCAAAAGAATCGTAACGTTTAATAATTAATGAAGAAGTAGGTGTAGGCATATTTGTTTATAAGTGTTGCATTCATTCTTCCGGATTAAAGGCGGAAGTGGCCTGTGGAGATTTAAAAGAAGAAGATTTTTGAGCTTGTTTGGGATCCAACTTTGATTTTAACAAAGTCTTAAAGTCTTGTGTAGCTTTAGATTTTACTCTTCTTTCCAGTCTATCTGAAGAAAATCCAGTTTCAGTATTGTAATCTAATAAAATATCAGCTAGCTGAGCTTGATGTTCAGGACTAGACAGAATGGAATTAATTGTGGCATTAAAGCCAGTTGTAACAGTATTATTACTTTGTACGGGCTCGAAAAAGAAAGCACGCACTTTATTTTTTCTTTGGGGGTGAATAGAATTAGTTTCTTCTATCGCCTTATTAAGAGACACCGTTTTTTGCTCCAAATCTAATCTCTGCTGTGTAGCATCTGCTTCAGCCTTAATTAGTAGTTCAGCCCTTTTCTCATCACGCATTTCTGCTAATTGATTATAGGCATCTTGGGCTTCCAAACGTAGTTCATCCTCATCATTAAAATGAGAGATTAACCTATTGATTTTTTCATCAGTATACGGAGAAGTCTCTTTATAGTATTTAAACAAAACTTGCTTCTGCTGTTCGGGGGTATCTAGCGCGATGTTGTCTAAGTCGTTATTATACGTACGTAGAAAATCATCTATAGAAGTACCGCCTTTTAGGGCATAATCAAACAATGGTTTAAAATCTTCCGGTAGTCTTTCGAAGATTGTTTCTACCGCTTTAGCGGCCCTAGCTTTTTTAGTGTGGTCAAACACCTGTTGCAGTTGATCTGCGTCACCGGAGAATTCTAGGTTTTCTGGAATTTCTATAAGATCGTTCTCTTGCAAGAATTTGATATAGTTCTCTATTACTGGATCACCATCATTTTCTTGTGGAGTTTCTGGAACTTCAGGAGTTTCCGGAACTTCAGGAGCCTCTAGTGTATCATCATCTTCGTCAAATATATCACTAGGAAGATCGTTTTTGGGGGCAGTGTGGGCAGAGAACATCTCCTCTAAAAAATCATTATTCTCGTTTAACATAAAGTTAACATTTTTTTAAAATTAATTATAATAATCAGTAGAATTTTTTGGCAGACTAATAGCCGCATTACTTAGAACTAGGCTTGGAACGCTTTATCGCTAACTCTTTTTCAGATTTTTGCTTATCAAATTGAAGTCGCTTTTCTTCTAGATCAAGCTTCCTTTCCTTATGCGCAGAATCTTGTCTTAGTTTCAGTATCTCTAATTGATCCGGAACTTGATTATCATTAAGATCCTGATCTTTTTGAAATTTGAAAGATTCGATCTCCGCAATTAAGACTTCATGTTTGAACTCACGCTCTTGCTTTTCTAATTCGAATTGCTGTTGAGACTGCTGTGCTTGTTGGGCAGCTTGAATGTCAGCTTGTTGTTTTTGTTGTTCCACCGCAATGAACTTAGCTTCGGAAGCTTCGATACCCATCTTCAATTCCGAAGCAGAATTTGCCTCATATAGACGAATAAGATCCGAGAAAGACGCTCTGTTAGTGTTAAGAAGACCGTCAGAAATTGCTTTAAGTGCCTGGAACATTTCGTGTTCTTTACCAGAATCTGTAATGAAAACACCTATGTCTGAATCCCTAAGATCATCCGCATCCATTTCTAGTGTAGCTAAGGAATTATCATCTAGAACATACTGCTTTACTACGCTCTTACTTTTCCAGGCTTCTTTTGCTACAGCCACCAAAGAGGTTAAACATTTCTCCCATAACTTAGTATGCGCTTGGAAGTAAATCTCGGTGATTAACGCGGACATTTGGATATTAGCTTGTGTATTACCAACAGCTTCCGATGGTCCTGTTTGACCTTCTCGTTGTCTATTCACACCCGCCACATCCGATATCTGTTGGTCAATAGCATTTAAAACATTAATATAATTATTAATATTCTGCATGTTAGACAAATCAGTAGAGTGCGATACCTTACCTCGTTGAGATTGTCCTGGCTGATCTCCATTAGTTAATGGGTTGAAAAAGTCTATGTTCATCTCTTTTAGATAGTACATAGTTTTTTCTAGTCCAATCTTAGGATCAATCATAGAGACGTCAAAGTGGAACACCTTTCCTTGATCTTGCGCTATAGCACGTTTTAGCTTGTGCATAACGATAAAATAAAGATATTGAAAAGGCTTCATTCTATCCATGAGAGATACTGGAGTAGCATTCATAGCATTATAGATCAACCCGTGATATCCCAAATTAATTTCGGAGGGATTATCTATAGCTCTAAATTGTTGCTCCTTCGGCCCTATCATAGCGAAAATATCTGAACCTATCTTAGTTCCAGTCCACACTTCAGGAATCCAATCCCATTCAAGCGCAAACTGAGCTCCATTTTCTTCCCATATATAATAGGTACACTTTTGACCGAAATCTTTTGTTATTACCTCTTTTACCGCGGTAGAGGGAACAGTGAAATCTTCTGAGACCATCATCTCTTCTTCATCACCATGTTCATTAGTAAATGTGAGAAATCCTACTTTCTTTTGCGATCTCCACTCCACGTGCTGTACTAAAATATCAGAGTTGGTATTGCCGCCATAAGATCCGTCTGTTCCATTGAACATCTTATCTAAGAACATACTATCATCTCTAGCTCCGTAAGCCATTGAATCTCCCATAGTAAAATCAGGAAGTGCTCCACCAGTAAAGGCCTGCTCTTCAATCTTCTTGAGATCTTTATCCGATATGTATTTACCGTATCGATCTAGAACCTCTCCGATAGTCATGTACGTACGATAGCCAGCGTAAAGAGAATCTTGAATCCATTTTGTTTCCGGAGATTTGTGGTAAAAAATACCTAGAGGATTAATTATCTCTATACTAGGTTCCCCGTTGGTTGTTCCTACGTAAACAATCTCTTCTCCTGCGATAAGACCATGTTTAAATCCATCTGATTTCTTATCCTTAATGTGTAACTTTTTAGTTAGATAGTTAAGAATATTTTCCGATAGTATCTCCCTACGTTCTCTATAATTATACTTGATATATTTTTGAACATCTTCAGGAGGTAATATCTCTTGAGACATATCTTCCACTAACTGTGGTACGTATAAAGCATTAATAGATTGCAGGGTTTCTTGCAACTTAGAATATACGTAATTACGATACATAGAATCACGCTCCTGTAACTTAGATCGTACTCCTTCTGTATTTACCAATACCGCTCTAAAATTGAACGGTCTTTTTAGCTCTTCCCCTAAAAGAACTTGTATTTTATTATAGGTTTTATTATAGGGTTGTATCTGATCTTGAAACTGACCGACTTCTAATCCCATCGGATTGCAGTCTTTTTCAAAATCTTTTTGGTCCAATTGATTATTATATAATTTATAGTTGGACAATTTTCGGGCGTACTCGGTTGAGAATTCGCCTGATGGGCTAGCTTGTCCGGGAGAGAATTGAAGTAGGGACTCCATAACTCCTTTAGCCCATTTAAAATCCTCACTTACCTTGCTAGAATAAGGGAGTCGCTGTTTGGGAAAGTTTAGCATTAAATAAACGTTTATTATTTATTATAAATTTATTGATATCCTTCTGAAGTGCGCTTTCTTCAGAGTAAAATTCTTCCCTTCGTTTAGATATGTTAGTTGTCTCTTCAAGTCCTAATATGACACCAATAAGGCTCATGACTCGGTCAAAGTTTCCCGACATATTAAACGATAATAATTCTTGTAAAAGACCCGTATCAATAATAAGGTCTAAATTTCTTTTATTTTCTTCGCGCTCTTGTAGCAACCAAGATCGAAGATATTGAAGAGCTTCCCACTTAACCTTATCATTAGACATGGCGTAACCATATATAACTTGCGGAGAAGATTCGTAAGATGCTTTCTTATTAAAAACTGTAACTGGTTGTTTGGCTAGTAAATCTAACCTTCTAATTTTTTCGAAATAATCCTTTACGTTACCTACGTTATTCTCAAAATAAATCTTAGCTCCACCATAAAATAATGACAATTTATAAAGAGTCTCATTCACTTCATTCTTACCAAAGTACGGTCTACCAATATAAGAAGCTACAATCTCATCGTATCCTATGGTGGAAGGATACTTAGATGTTTTCATAACGTAAATAGAAGCTAGTGATTGCCCTGTTTCCGTATCATCTTTAAATGGGTCACATCCTATAATATAGGCGTCCGAAGGAACTTTATCCTCTATAAATTTAGGGAATTCGTATATAACCACAGCACCTTCTCTATCGTCTCCTGTATACGGGAATGAGGATATAGAGTTTAAAGATTCATTTATAGAGTAAGATACCCCGTTAGTTTTAGACTTAGGATCAAAGTAAAGATTAACTTTCTTCTCCGTTTGATTATATAAATCGAAGGATTGTACTTCCGAAAGTCTCCTTCTTATTTCTGCTGAAGGAAAGATATTAGCTGTCTTAGTAAGGAACATTTCTGAAGGTACAATAGGTCGATATTGCATCTCCTTGTTAAGGGCATCCGAAGAACCAGAAGTGCCTCGTTTCTTCTTTCTTACCGTTTCGATCTCTTTCTTGGCAGCTTCTATGTTAGTAGATCCATCAGTAGATAAATTCTTAAATTCATTAAGAGATAGGTATGCTGGCACAAAGTATCCTATAGATCCAGAAATTTCTCATAAGTTCTCGAAGGCAAGTATATCGTACTTATCGGGCTCGTAGAACATTTCCGAAGCATCTAAAGTACCTTGCTCCATGTCACCACCAGTACCTAACAACATCAACATTCCTGTTTTCCTGTAACCATCTGTTAAGTTATCCACCGTATTAGCGTGCACTTCTTTAAGGTTTGGGAACATACCAATCTCTTCTAGAACCAGTAGTACAGGACGAGTACCTTGAGCGGCAAACGCATCCGTATTAAAAGACCTGTGCTTGATATTCGATCTGGAACCTGCGGTATCTCATTGACCTTCCGACTTCTTTTTGTATTCCGCAATGATGTTAGAGTTAACTGTTCAAGAGCCAGAGTATCTTTTAGCGAACGGAGAAGGATACGTCCTGTTATTCACGGTTTGCTTACCGGGCAAGAAGTCAAAAGAGTCCTTAACTTTCTTTAGAATATCAGCAGATCTATCTGACTTAGCAGCACCAACTAGTACTTCCGCAGCATCTGGTGACTTGATAGTATCTTCGTTATACTCGGTAGCTCCATCGAAAAGAAACGTATGTGCGATCAAACCAGACACAGAGAAAGATTTACCAAATCCCCTTGAACCAAGCATCATGAAATTCTTGATTTGATTATGGAACAATGGTGAGGAAGGATTAGCGTGTGGCATACGCATATACTTGCGAGCCGGCATATAAGTTTTTCTCTCCCCCGTAGAAGAAATAACTTCCGGGTAAAATTCCCTTAAGTACTGATCGTTTATCTCAGTATTCAACAGTATTCTATGGCAGGAATATTTATCGTCTCCTTTAAAGCCAGAGAATCCCCTGGCCTCGGAGTAATTATAAAAGAACTCTCATTCCAAATCTCGGAGAAAAGGTCTACCGTAAGACTTAGTATTTGAGTGTATGGATTTATTAAGTTTAATAGTATGAAAGTTCACATAATAGTAAAGGGCAGGAGGCATCCACATGCCTCCCACCCAGTAACCTTCAATACAACGTCTTTTTTGCTCTCTTCAATAAGAGCGATAATCTTGCGAAAGTGGGTGAAACACCTCAACTTCCTTGAGTACAAAATCTGCTACATTAGGCAGCATAGTCTTCCATGTTCCCTGGACTAAAAGGGGGTTTTCGGTCCTTATTTGTTACAGCGGTAGCAGACAATAGTATCATAGATGCCGCAGATACCGCGTTTACTATGGATTGTTCTACTACTAGTGTTGGATCAATTACACCATCTGTAAGAAGATTAGTGTATTTATTAGTTCTAGCGTTATACCCTGTATCTAAATCTTTATCCCTAAGAGTCCGTTCCAGAACTACATCACCACTCATACCAGCATTAGAAGCTATAAGCTTAAGAGGGGATGTTAGTGCTTCAACAAAGATAGGATCGATAAGCGGATTCTCTAACTTAAGAAGGGTAGATATCCTGGCTAAGGCTGCTCCTCCGCCAATGAGATATCCTTTTTGAATTGCGCAAGCAGTGGCTCGAAGAGCATCATCGACTCGGTCTTTTCGTTCTTTAAGTTCTGTCTCAGTAGCTCCACCAACAGATAAGACTGCGACCTTTGCAGTAAGATCTGCGAGTCGCTTCTGGAGTCGAGTTCGTAGGTAGTTATCATTCTCGTTAGTAAGGTGTGTCTTAATTTCCTCCGCTCTATTCTTTACTTCCTCTGTATTGTGTTGTGGATTAACAAACACAGTTTTAGTCTTAGTGATAATTACCTTATCTGCAGTACCAAATGATGTGAGGGGCGTATCCTCAATACGAGCACCAGACCGGGAAGTTACGAAAGTAGCTGATGTCAATGCTGCTAGATCCTTTAGAAGTTCCAACCTATTATCCCCAAAAGAAGGTGCGTTAACAGCACAACTTTGAAGAGTAGATCTCACCTTATTAATAATAAGAGTCTGTAGCGCCATCGAATCTGTTTCATCCGCAATAACTAAAAGTGGTCTTCCTTGTGAAGCAGCTAGGTTCATAAGATAAGCTATCTCATCCTGCCCACGAAGCTTCGCATCCGTGATAAAAATAAGCGGATTCTCTAGTACGCATTCTCCCTTGGCAGAATCAGTAATGAAGTACGGAGACACAAAACCTTTATCGATTGCAACACCCTGTTCCATCTTCAACTCTGTAAAGCCAGTACGAGAATCTTCTAAAGTAATCAAACCTTCTGAACCTACATGGTCGTAAGCAGTCTGAATAAGTTCTCCTATCTCCTCATCATTATTAGCGGCAATAGTAGCTATCTCTTTTATCTTATCCTGTTCCACTGCCTTAGACTGCTGACGAATAAGCGATAGAGTTTCTAACAGAAGTGCCTCTAATCTCCGTTTAATATCAATAGGTTTAACCCCCGCAGTAATAAGTTTGTGTGCTGATCTAACTAGTGAAGCAGCAATAACAGTAGATGAAGTAGTTCCATCACCAGCTAATGCGGCGGACCTAGCTGCAGCCTGTTTAAGAATTTGAGCCCCTAGATTCTCCACTGGATCGTCAAGATCAATATGTTTTGCTACTGTAACACCATCCTTAGTAACAGTGGTAGCACCGTAAGGAGTTTCTATCACAACATTGGATCCCATTGGCCCTAATGTAGATCCTACTGCGTGCGCCAAGATCTCCACCCCAGCCAACATTTTCTCTCTAGTTTCTTTCTCTAAATAAATTTCCTTAGTCATTCTTGCTTCTTAATTTCTGTATGTAAAGTATTGCGTCCATTAACTCCTCCTGAAGATGAAGGAGAAAGTCGTCCGTGTTATTTTCATGTAAGGTAGTCCCGTATTTAACCCGTCCTTTTTGAGAACGTTCTTCGAAGAGATCTTTTACTTGTTGTACTATTGGATCCATTAGTTAATCTTTAGATCTGATATACTTTCGGTCTCCAAAGGAGAGTATTTATACCAGAGATTAGGGTGGTGTAGGCGTACGTGAGACAGAATAGACATCTTTAGATTATTAGTAATAGAATCTACGTACTTGTCCATTTCCTTAAACTTATCTTCAGGGATCTCTACAGTGTAGCTCTGTTCGTAGGGCCATAATTGAAAAGATATATTAACCTTGATGTTCATTAATATCGTAGTTAGTTACGTCCAACATTAATAAACCTTTACTAGATTCTCCTGTTTCTTTATAACCTTTCGTCATAGATCCTTCTAATGTATTACCTCTATGCAGATAAGCTATAGCGTGATTCTTTTCTGGATCAACGTTGTATTGAAGATTTTGTTCTATCGACCAGTTAGCTAAATCTGCATCATAAACTTGGGTGATGAATTCTGTATCTAATTCTCCATCTGATCCTACTTTAGCGTGATCCATAGCATCCTGTACACGATTGGTATTTAATACGTAATTCCCGAAGGAAACTAGTTGTGCTTGTGTGTATGTCCGTTCCATTATATTAAAAATTTAGTTTGTGAAAGCAGGGACACTCCGACTCGAACGGAGAACTACGGTTTTGAAGACCGTCCGGTTACCATTACCCCATACCCCTATGGTTGGTCTCGCAACATCTTCCGACATCCGAGACCGTGATGTAAGCCCCTTCTATTTTCATAGCCAAGACTGTTTTAGCATTTCTTATTGTCCCACCTTCAATACAGGTGGTGGAGAATCTACCTCCTTGAATATACCCCCATCATTAGAGTCGGGGTCTATTTGATTCTTAATCTCCTGGAAAGAGGAAGTTACGTGTACTTCATATCCATTCGTCATTGTAATTGCTCCATGTCGTTTATACCTAGGATTAGGCTCATCGTCTATAAATCCTCTAAAGGATATAATATCAGACTTACGAAAAGCAATTGGCGCTAGTTTCTGATTCAACTCATTATCCGTATCGACAAGAGTAACATTAGTATATAAAAACATAGTATTAATTTTAGTAGTGGAGGTGGAGGGAGTTGCGCCCTCGTCTTGAAACTATTTAATGTGTTGGAATTACAAGCTTTCCCTTGTTAGAGTATAGGGGATACTGTGGTGTTTACTGAATTGTGACGGAGTTACGTAAACAGATCCGACTTGACTACAAGTTTCTAAGCGTATGCGTACTCAAATTGCTCTTGAGGAACAGAGGGAGCGTTCTCTGTAGCGAAAAACTCTGGGAGCTCTAGGCTAAAATCACTAGTATTATTATCGTTTATTTATGTTTTGTGTCCGTTAAGACAACTTGCCAACCACACCAAACCTTGGTTTCAATCAATAGCTCGGCACCCCCCGTGTTGGGGAAATTACTCCCCATTTTTCTTTATTAAATCATCCATAAAGTACGGAAGTTCTCCATAGATTTCATAATAGTTCTCTAGAAATTGTTGTAGCCCTTCTAAGGTAAAGGTATAAGAATACCCATTACCGTTCCAAACTGGTTCTGACATTCCTTTAATCCTGCGCATTATCTACAACTTCTAACACAGTTGAATCGGGCCCATAAAAATATTCCCGAAAACGTTCCAACCCTTCTTTATACCCTCTTTGATAATCGGGGCTTTCTGTGGTTGGTGCTTGTAGTATGTAAATCATTATGGTATCATGTAGTAATTGCAGTGTTCTTAATTGTTTATCCATTAGTTAATCTTTTTAAAGTCTGGGTAGATTCCTCGAAGAATATATCTCTATAAAGAGGATCTGTTTTTATACCTCTTGGATGTTCATCAGATACTGGACAAGTAGCCTCCATAATACCTTCCAAAAGATGTGTACTAATTCCTAGATTGGTTAATATTTGACCAAACCTTTGATCCGGATAAGTTCTCATATAATTAGTAATATGATGAATTATCTGCTCATTCGCTTGAAGACGACTCATTTCAACTCTAGATTCCATTATATTATACCTTTTTCGGATAGAGATTCCTCGATATCCCCGTGAGTAGATGCCTGTTCCTTATTAAGACGATCATATACCGCCTCATATTGATCCCAAAGTTTAGGAGTAATTGCCATCATCTTATCCTTAGCCTCAAAAGTATCTAGAGTATAGGGAATAGAGGCGATGAAATCATCCCTTTCGTGGAGGGTCTGTTCCCACCTCATAAGAGCCCGTTGAGCTTTGGTGAGAACAGATGTCTGTATAAGAGTAATTAAATCCTCGTAATCGTCGAAAGAGAACTTTGGGTCCTCAGCTAAAAAGTCTTTATAAATTAACTTCTTCCTGTCTTCTGGTGACTCATTGAAAAACTTAGAGTCTGGATGAGCAAAGAGAAATAGAGCCCATAAATACTTAGAAGGAAGAGAAGTATAATCTTTAAAGAGAATCTTTAACTGAGGATTTGAAGCAAAAAAGTCTTGATAAGGATCGAAACTATTGAGCAACACCATCTTGTGGTGGAGCTGGGGTAATGAACTGATCTTTGAATCCTTTAACTAGTTCTATCACCTGTCGGATTAGCTCTACAAACTGTTGTAGATGAAACAGAGCGGTGAAAAAGTTAAACTTACGATTAAGAAAAGGAGCTGCCAGTTGTTCGATATTAATCAGACGATTTGCTGCTTGTTGAGCTACCATCTGAAAAGCGTCACGCTGTTGAGTAAGTGTAGCCACTTGTTCAGTAAGAGCAGCATTAGACATATTAGGTACGGTCTTTAATTTAGTATTAGACATGAGTTGCTTCGATTAGAATATAAGGAATAAGAATGAGGCCATCAAAATCGTATTGAAGAGCGTCTCGTTTACGTTTGAAATGAAATGATTGGGACACAGCGGCTTGAGATACAAACACCTTATCGCCTACTTGAATAGGAGTAAGATTTTCTTCCATTTTTTTAGCCGCTAGTGGCGACATTTGGATGATAGTCCCTGAAGCCACGTATTTTTCGTTAGATGCCTTAATATCAGGCTTTCCACCATCAGTCTCAATATTTAGAAACTTAGGCAGATAAATCCCATCTTCAGAAATAGTATGATCTGGATGTTCGTCTAACTGTATAAGTACTTTATCGTGAGTAATTATCATTATAGGGTCGTAATAATAGGTGATTGAGGTTGTGGTGGACCAAACGGCTCTACCAAAGAAATAAGAGTTTCTTCTAGAATCTTATAAAGTTTAGATTCCGATGAAGTATTCTTAAAAAGTTCTGTAAGCACTGATATCGTATGTGTATGTAGTTGGTGATTCATAGCTACTTGTTGTGCTTGTTGTTGAGATTGCTGCTGTCGAGCGTTTGCTGTTGCTTTCTTATCCATTATTGTTATTATTTATCCCAATCATGGGACTGTGATTTCCAATGTCATGACCCAAAGCGGGTCTTATATTTACGTAACTTACTATATGAGGACACCGTATACCTAAGCGCTGCGTACTTACTAGCAATCTGGGGGGAGATTCTTTTAGTCCGTACCTTATGCGCTATGGCTGGTCACATCTCTCGGTAAAACTTAAGTTTAAAATAAAATTTACCGAAATCCTCTAACCGAATACCTATATGCTGTGGATTAGTAATGTTATCCTGTATAGTCTGAAACTCATGCGTTATTATAGCCTTAACTAAGTCTAAAGGAAAATCTAGATCTTTAGCTGTCCTTTCTATTAGGGGTGTTATTTTGTATCTTAACATCTAAAAAAGTTGTCTTTCTAAGTTTCTTTATGTGCGGGGAAAAATCCAGTAAATTATCCTCATCTCTAACAACATACCCTTTAGCTACCATAGCTGATACTCTAGCGGATAACTGTGATACAGTAAGATTTGGAGTATACTGCTTATATATCTCCTTACGAGCTAATGCAGTGAAAGGAAAATGCTCGAACTTAGGAGGCAAATCTAGAAACCTAGATAGAGTATCTATCTCTAAGGAAGATAACTGTTTATCTAGTGGTGATAATGCCG